GCGAGGTACTCGGCTCTCCAATCTGAACAGTACCAAAAACGCCTTCCTGAAAATCGCAGTCAACGGCCATGCTGAATTTTAGGCCCGTTGGGGTTTTTACTGTTGGCCTAGCAAGCGTAAAGCGTTTTGTAGAGGCGCGATTTCCAAAATAAGTGTAGGCCGTCTTTATCTCGCTTCGTATGTATCCGCCGTTATCATCGGTTCCCCAGTGCGCTTCGTATATCTTGCCGCCAGCAGAAGAAAAGAATAGGCGGTCATCCATTGTGGCCCAATGAAAAGCGTGCATTCCAACATAGCGAGTCCACGCCCCAATAGTAGGGTTCATAACGAACTGTTCTGCGGCGTTGTAAACTGGAATGTTTACATAAAGAGCTTGAGCTATTGGGTGGTACATTAAGCACCATCCAGAAGTATCGCCCCACGTTGTCGCAGCATCTAAGAACGACTTATTGATTACATCTGTAACCGCTGCGTACTTTGCGGTATTACCCGCCGTTAAGAGCGTCCCAAGAGCTGTAATCCCCGCTTTGTGGACGATTAACAGGTCGCTTCCAAGGTTATAATATGCTCTACGTCCAGCTACAGGAGCGGGCAAAAAGAACCGAGCGGCTAACCCCCAATCTGTTGCCGTGTCTGGGTCGGTTCCTTCGTATACTAAAACTTCGCCTTCTGAGGTAACTGCAACCAAATAATCCCGTAGGCCCACGCCCGTATCTCGGCTAAATGGAGCTAAAAACGCAAGGGTTCCACCTTTTTGTGTAACGGTCTGTAGGTCAAATTCTTTCAGGTCTCCGGTTGTTGCGCGGAGGTCGCCATACCAGAAACTAAGGGTGTTTTTCTCGACAAAATAAAGGCGATTTTTATAGACGGTGACATCTATTAAGTTAGAGCTAACTAGCCCCGGATACGATGGATGAGATTGATAAGTGGGAGCTGAAACGGTTGTACCGTTATAGTTCCGTGGCGCATCAGCCCCGTTTACAAGCACCACTACGTTGTTAAATATCGCGTGTTGCCACTGGTTGTTGGTGAGTCCAGTTGCAAGCGTAGTAGGGGTAGAGCCTGTTACGTTAATCAGTTTTCCGTTTACACCTGCTATCAGTTGGGTGTTGCCGTTTTGTAAAGGAAACTCAATTAGCGTCTGAACGTCTGCGCTTTCGCCTGTACTACAATGAAGGCGATACCCTTTCCGAGTCCGTACGTACCCTTGATCTGGGTACACGTTCACCAGCTTTACAGCATAACCCTCCTTCATCTGGTCGAGCGGATCTCTGGTGTTCCAACCAAGATAAGGAGCTGATATGGTGGCGGTCGTAGCTTTCATTTAGAAGTTCGGTTTAAAGCTAGCCCCAAAATCAGGTACGTAAACCTTGCGGTTCGCGCCCGGCATCTTCGCTTCGTTTGCAGCCAGAATATCTGTAGCTTGTTGGAGCGTTTCTGGTGTCCAGTTAATATCAACGGTCCCTTGGTGCTCTTTCACTAGCTTATTATCGAGGGCAATTTGCATCAGGCGAAGCTTTTCCTGTTCGGGTAGGTTGCCGTACGCTTCGCCAAACGTCTCATGGTTTGTAGCGAACTCGTAAATGTCTTGCGGTCTTAACGTTTCGTCTTTTCCTGTGTTTGCAAATTGGTTATTTACCCATTTGCCTGACTCGTCATAACCGACAAAGTCCTTCGCTAGGTTCTTGTTTTCAGCCTTTAATGCCGCGTCTTTTGTGTCCACCCATTCAGGCTTGGGGACATCAAACCCGTACATTTTAAGGCGTTCCCACCGTTGTTTTTCAATGTTTGGAGCGGTGCCGCCAAATATTCGGCCAATACCTTTTGCAACCAACCAAGAGGGACTCATCCATGAGGGCATCCCCGCATCCATAAGTTTTGCGTCGAGATATGCAATAGGACTTACAGGAGCTAAGCTTCTAGAAATGCCTTTAGCGTCTCCGGCTTTTGCAGCATCCCAAGCCCTTCGCCCTGCTCGTGCTAAATAAGGAGCCGCTGTTGCCCCTGCATTTAATAACGCACCTACTTGTCCACCTGACGCATAACCCTTGGCCCCTGCAATTAAAACATCTTTGTTATAATCGCCCATCTCCGACTCAATTTCCCCGAATCGAGGAGCTTGGAAGCCGGATGGCGCACCTTGACCAACGCCGCCCACACCTTTCATCTGGTTTTGGGCTAAAAGGTTTTGCTGTTGTTGTCGATACCAATCGACATAATTCATGTAAGGCATTACCAGTAACCCTCTTTGATATTTGCCTCAGATATAAACACGCCATGCCCTCGGTAAAGGTTCGACGTTCTGCCGCCGTTTTGTTGAGCAAGATCCGCCTTTAATCCGAGAATGTATTCGGCTTCTAAATCTTGATAATCAAAGCCTTTAAAGCGGTAGAATCGAGCTAGAATCCCCTTCATTAACACCGATGACTCAATCAATGGCTCATCAGTATCAGCTAAAAACCTTTCATAAATCATGTTCTGAGCGGTCCACGTCACGCTGCCATCGTTCCCGCTGTTGGCAGTCGTAGGGGCACTAGCTCCGGTTGTCCCTGCGCTTGTGTTACGCCAAATCTGAGAGTCTGAATAAACATAAGTACCCGCCGCAACTACCGTGGAAGCGGTCCAAAGTTTAGGTCGGATCCAGCTTTTTGATTGATAAAAGATTGAGACTTGCTCGCCGCCTGTAGGAGTTGGAACGAATGAAAGTCCTCTACCCGCCGTGCTAGTTAGTTGGACTCGAAAAGCAAACTTAGTAGGAGCTGCTGCTGTTTGCTTTATTTGTTGCCATTGGGCGAAGGTAATCGGCCCAGTCAAAGGGCTCATATCCGCCGTATACCATGCAGTTGAATCTACCAATTCGGCAAAATCAGTGGGTAAAGGCTGGATTTCAGAGGCAATTAGAGTGAGCGTTCTTGCTTCGACTAACTGAGGAAACTTAAATTGCCTTGCAGCTTCGGTGCCTCGTTCATTGGCTATCGCTAAAAGCTGCCGCACCGTCCCGTCGTTATTACCGATGACGGTTGACGGGTTCGGTAGCCCGCCATAACTGCACACGTCTTGAATCATTGAGAGTAGGGTAGCCATGTCGCCGCTTCGTTTATTTAACGTAGCGGAGAGGCAAAGCCCCCGCGATTGGTAAGTTTAGTGTACCTAATAATCGCGGGGTAGAGCAATTATTTCTTTGACTTTACCAAGTCTTTGAGCATTTCTTGCAGTTCTGCATTTTGCTTTTGCATCGCCGCCATTTGCTCTTTTAGTGCCTCAACCTCTACGTTTGTTGTCGGTTTGGCCTCGATATAATCGGTGGCTCGTTTCCGCATATTCATTGCGCCAATCCCGATTGCACTTAGAACATGGTCGCCAACCTTTGCAAGTTGCTCAACTGAAAAGACGTGTGCGCGTGTACACATATCTTTTTGAGTTTCGGTAAATCCAAGTACATCAAGCGGGGTGCCTGGGTCTTGACCTTCGTTAAGTTTCCACTGTCGGTACTGTTCGGAGAACCGTTTTATATCTTCGTTGGTTACGACTCTTACGACCGTATCGCCGCCCGGTACACGAATTTCAACATATTCAAGTTGAACATCATTATCGTAAAGGTCGCGCCCTTCGATTCGGCTTTCTTCTGGCTTATATTTTGGCCCTTGATAGAACCTTATACGCAACGCGGAATCATCTCCGTGGCGCATTCTTTGACCTGGGCTCGGCATTTTATCCTCTATTATCTGTGGAAACATATATCCTCTTGTTTGTTATCTCACTTCCCAATAGTCGCCCATCCAGTAGGCGTTTTTTTCTTCGTCGGTAATTTCAGGGGGCACTACTTCTGTACTGCCAAACGTATCGTCATCAAAAAACGTTACGCCACTTCCCGCAAATAAGCCGCTCCCTTTCTCATACACATACCAAATAACCATTAGTTCCCCTTATTGAAATACGGACTTAACGCCATATCTGCGGTAATGCGTCCATAACCATAGGTTCGAATTACGACGATTGATGTATCGTCTTGTATCCCACTGAATATCTTTCCGTTTGGCGTTAAGGTCGCGCCTCTAAAGCCAAGGTTCAAGGGGGGAGAAGATAAACCTAATTGCTTTCTTTCCGCTGTCTGTGTAACTGGGTCCACTACTAGAAAGCTTTTATCCAAAAATGGAATACAATAAATTTTTCCATCTTTCCCTACAGAAGCACCTGACCACTTCTGTGTGCCGCTCATATCAACACCAAAATCGGTTTCAATAGCCGTATCCGTAGCAGGATCAATAATCACCATTTTTGTATGATTCATTGGGACCACGTAAATTTTCCCATCTGGTCCGAGACAACTTCCCCTGAACTTTGTTCCGGTAGTAGACATTGTGAGGCCGAACGTGTTTCGCGTTGCCGTTCCTGTAGCATCGTCAATGATAAGAAAATCGGTAGCAGTTTGAGGATTGCAATATATTTTACCATTCGGGGCAAGGCAGCCACCGTTCCATTTACTTGCTCCCGTTAGAACCGCGCCCATTGCGCTGACGGATGCCGTTCCGGTGCTTGTGTCAATTATAAGAATGTCAGTCCGATTCATCGGAATGCCGTAAATCTTATTGCCTTTTCTAATCAATCCAAACCATTTGGTATTATCTGTAAGCGTAAGCCCGTAATTGTTAAATACTGCCGTATCTGTAGTTGGATCAACGATTGCAACCGATTGTGCACCATTTGGCGCAAAATACGCTTTCCCATCCGCGCCTAAGCACCCGCTTCGATATGAGTTGGTGCCAGTAATCGTCCCATGATCGTAAAGACTTATCGTTTGGGATCCAAAATCAATTTTCGCAAAACTACTATTAACGCCCGCCGGGAAGGAATATCCCTTATCATTTGGGGCATATACCCATCCGTCAAGATTGTATGAATTGTCCGCACCAATCAAAGCCCCGCCTGTAATTCTTGCGGCTGTTGCTTCTCTATCTTGTGTAAAGTAATTAAACGATGCGGTTATTTGACCGCCATCTGGCTCTGTCGGGAATGAAGGTAAAGAGAATATTCCAGTGGAACTGGTTACATATTTAATTGTTCCACTTACAGCAACGGCAGCAGAGAGATTAATTGTAATGGGGTATCCAATAAATCCACTCCCCCATCCTGACGGCGAGAATGGCAAAGTTTTGCTTTGTCCTGCAACAAAGGATTGAGCTTTTGATATTATGTTATCTCGACTTTTCCATTCGACCGTAACAGTACCTGCGGCCACTAAATCGACGGCAACAATATAAATAGCCCTGCCCGGAACGGCAGGGATTACGACGGTATCACCTGCTGCGGTTGCTGAGATTACCGCGTGCTGAACAGTAAGCAGTTCGCCTTTTGAATCGTAGATCTGTCCTACAATAGATCCGAGAGGTCGGCCATCAAATACCGTCATAAATCACCTAGAAAGCTACGTACTGGATACTTCCGCTTACTTGAACGGCGGCAGATAGGTTGACCTTTAATAACTCACCTAATGCTGTAGCTCCCCATGCGGCGGGGTTAAAAGGCAATACCTTTTGCCCGTTAGTAGCAAATGCTTGGCCCTTGCTAATTATTGTCCCGCCCCCACTTAACCATTCGGCGGTAACAGCACCAGCACAAACAAATTCTAAGGAGATTATATAAATGCGCTTACCCGCTTGAGCTGCCGCAACGGTATTATCGCCTAATGATGCGATGTTTATTGGTGCATACGTGACATCAAGTAACTCTCCGCTTGGAGACCACAACCTGTCGACCACGTTACCAAAGGGAATCCCGTTAAATATGCCGCTCATTTTTTCCTCTAAATTTGAAAAAGGGGGAAGCTGTCTCCCCCCACCATTATTACCTTAGTTGCTTGCTCCGTAGAACAATTCACCTGGGCAATAAATCCCAATGTTCACATCAGCACCGGCAGCTCCTGCCGAGTTAGCAAACGCATTGAGGAACTTACCAACAATGGCAAGGTCATCAAGTTTCCCGTCAGTTAAGCTCAGGGACAACTGAGCATTTCCTGTAATAATTTGCGCTGAGGTTGCGCGGAGTAATCCACCAGTTCCTATCCAAAAATAGTTTGCGGCTGGAACGGCAGCAAACTGCACAATCCCAACGCATCCTACTAATGCATCGTCACCCGCTGAGCCGACTTCTAGTTCCCCAGTTGTGGCGTTAAGGCGAAGAATGTACGCAAGACGAACAGCAAGGGTTCCCGCTGTTCCGTTTTTCACCAGTCTGTAAATCCCACCATCTTTCGATGTAACGGTATCCCCAGTCCTGAACCCAGTTGGAAGCGTTGTTCCAACATATTCCAATTCTACCCCACCAAGAGGTTGAACAATTCCTAAGCCCATAATCAAAGCCTCCTGTAGAGTTTACTGTTGTGCGTAGCCCTGAAGGAAGAGGTTTCTTCCTGTCATGTTACCAGCCCATGCCAAGTACCGTACGGTTGCATCTTGGTTAAACGAATCCCGAGCCTTAAGAGGTACGAAGTTACGCTTCGCAGCCGTCTTAAAGAACAGGTGGTTAAGGTTGAGGAACCGAGTGATGTTCGCTGTTGCGATACCTTGATATCCGCCACCGTTAATTACTGGGATGCCCATGAACTCAAGATCGCCACCGCCGATAGTGTCAACCTTAGCGTCCCCAATCTTCATGATTCTCTGGACGGTTTGTAGCGACTCACGATAGAAACGATAATGCGTCCCACCAGCGTAAATCAGGGTAGGCCGTTCAGCGTTACGAGTAAGAGCATCAACGCAAAGCCCATAGAAGCTCTGAATTGTCGAGTTACTCAAAGTGATCCCGTTATCAGAAGCATCGAGCAACTGATTCCGTGCCCAGGTATAAGTTAGACGGTCAATTCCGCCAACGGTTCCAGAGGTAGGAGCTGAAGAGACAAGTAGGCCAAGACCCCCAATCTGCTTACCACCGTCTGCTGTACCATCAGACTCAATATCAACGGCCATCTGGTTCATCATGGTGTACTCAGCAGCTTCTATTCTCTTTTCGAGAAGATCAAATACTTGCTCAGGTCCAGTATTCTGAACATCAGATTCAAGTCCGTTAATAACAACCGCGCAAGCAACCTGCTTCCAGAGGAACCGGAAAGCGGTGAACTGTTCGGTTTGCGAAGTATTAAGAACCTCGCCCCCTGCGTAACGCTGATAGGAAGGGTTCTCGGCGAAGAGCTGTTCTTCTAGGATAGATTCCCCACCAGAAACGAGTTTTTGGTTATCTTTCATGAATCTCAGCAACGGAATGTTGCGCGAGATCCCATCTGCCATTTTCTTACTTCTTTTGTACATCGTAACGGTGAGCATTTCACCGATACTTGCATTAGGCGTTGCCATTTTTTAATCCTTAAAAATATCCAGTTTCCTTTGCAGCTTGCATCAAAGCCTCGCGGATACTGCCAGCTTCAGGGGTAGGAGTGGGGGCACCACTTAAACCACTTACTCCACTGGCGGCTCGTTTCACGGATTGGGGGACCGGTTGCGGCTTGTTCAATCGGGAAAAGTTAGGGTGGCGCATCACAGCTCCGTACGTAGTCTCTAATTGCTCCTCGAAAGACAGGTAAGGATAGCTCTGCTGAATTTCGGGGAGTACCTGCGCCATTGCTTGCCTTACGGCTCCAAAGTGCGGTTTTTTGCTACCCCAATCCTCAATATAGCTCCTTAATTGCTCGGTTTGCATCGAAACTTGCTGCTGTTCAATGTCCCGCTTTTGCGATTCAACTGCTCGTCTTTGGTCTTCCACTTCCCATCGAGCCCTGCGAACCTCTGGGGCTTCGCTCATATCGCTATCTACGGCAATGTCCAATAGGTCGATTTTATTTGCATCTGCAAAGCGTTTTAGAAAAGCTTTCGGATCGCGCATCATTTCAGAGCGTTCGGTAATCAATTGCTCAATCACCTGGCCCCGAGTAATACCCGCTGCCGAAATAGCTTTCTCAAATGGCTTTAGGACAGATTCAATCTCTCCCATTTGTTTTTTGAGATTGCCGTGCTCACTACCGAATCGGCTGATGTAAGCGTGCTGCTGGCGTTCTCGCTCTGCGATGTACTTACGCACATCTTTGGGCAATCCCTTCCAGTGCTGGCGCATTTCTGCCGCCCACGCCGCTGGCTGCGGTTCGTCGTCATCATCTTCCGCGCTTTCTTCTTGCGCTTCTGTTTCAAATTCCGAAACGTCCGTTGGCTCGGCTTCTTCTGTGGGAATTTGTTCCTCTTCCGCCTCTTCTGATGCAGGAAGATCGGGCAGATCCACGTCTAAATCTAATGCGGCTGCCTCTAAATCGTCTCGTAAATCGCTCATTAGCGGATTCCTTCAGTAATATCGTTAGGGTTCACCTCTTCGCAGTCTCTTAATTCCTGCGGAACATTTGCGTTGATGTAATCTCTATTGCCTTTCATGGCGGCTGTATACCACGCTTTTACTTCTTCGATATCCTCCCGTAGTCCTTCAATTTGTTTATTCTGATGCATTCCGACTGATGCCCAAGTGCGATCGTCATCAATTTCCACGTAACCTTTTTCTTTCGTTACACGACGAAACGCGCTTTTGCTTTCAAAGGTTTCACCAGTTGCGGGGTGCCATGTGGCTTTCATCGTATCTTGATGCACCGCGTGTACGGGGTAGGGGATAACTTCATTCCCGCATGAGACAAGAGCCCCGACTGTTGGGTCATATCGCCATTTGCCTCTGATTCCGCCGCCTGTCATAAGTACCCTAATAAAAGTAGCAAATCTTCGTCCTCTTCTTCCTGCTCTTTCTCCGCGAGTCGCGCTGCTTCCTCGTATGCTGCTTTTACCGCTTTTTGCCTAATAACCTCTAAGGCATTTTGATATGCATCATCTGCGGCTTTTCGCGCTGCTATTGATATCGCGTTTAGCTTTTCTTCCTCTTTATCTAGCTCTAATAACTTTTTGTCTAAAACTTGCTTCTGTTCTTCTAATTGTCGCTCTGAGATCGTATCTCGCGCAATTTCTTTTTTAATAGCCGTAACCGTAGTTGCGACCTGTTCGACAATTTTACGAACCTTTTTCCGCTTTTTCTTCTCCTTTGGCGCTTCCTCGTATATCCAAATCTCTTGAAAAATCGTTTTGCCGACTTGCCCAAATTGCCCGACCGACGTGAGAGTGCAATCCCCAAGAGTTGCGGAAACAATCCCTTGCCCCGGAACGACTGCCGTGGCGGATATGGTCAAAGGCTCTAGGGTTTTATTAACCGATCCTGTGTTGGCCAATGCTCCAACACTATTTAAGATTACATTGCCAAGAGTTTTATTTAAATTGCCTTCTACCCCAGAACTAACACTGCTTAATAAGGTTACATCAGCCAACGTTTGGGCAACGCTGCCACTTGCGGTTATTTCTGCTTGACTGCTTAAAATGGCCCCATCAAGGGTACTAGCCACCGTTCCGGTTCCACCAGTAACAAGTTGGCCAAGTTGGGGCTGTCTAATTCGTAAAGGCATTTGCTCAAACTAAAGGTGGACTGTTTTTATAAATGTGCGCTGCTGGCAAAAAGCTAGTTAGCCCCCATTTCCATGCAATATATCCCTCAATTTGTTGTCTAACAGTTGCCGTGACCGCAGAGTAAAATACGATAACTTCCGCAACTGCGATGTTTGAGTAATATGTCCCAATTACGGTCCCAGCAATACTCCCAATCGTAAATGCATTAGTTGAGATATTTAGTGGGGCACTCGGCAAAGTTCTTGGCAACGTAGAATCTGCAACCCCATCCCGATATAAAGAAACTTGCTGCCCTGATTGTACCGCTTCAAATAAATGGAAACTCCCCCCAATATCGGTGCTTAATCCACTTGCAGCGATATCATTCCCCCACGTTGCGAACCCTTGCGTTGTTCCGCCAGTTGTCCGGTAAAAAGCGCGGATAGCACTACCTGCTGGCCCTGTGCCTAAGCTAATAGTTAAATCTTCTGCGCTTGCGCTTACGTATCGAAATGCTCCAAAAATTGAAACGTTACCAACTCCAGCGCACGCAGCACTTGCCGTCCCGAGCGAATGGCTTGTCCCGTTAAACAAAATCGTAGAATAATTGTTTAGCCCTCGTTCGGTAAAAGTAGGTCGATTCCCTGCCGTTCCTTGAGAAATATCCCTTTGGTTCCCGCTTTTATCTTTCCACTGACTTACGGCTCCACTTACTGTCGTGATTGTTTGTAAATCACTAGCATCGAACCATAAAGCAGGTCGCACCAGCATTGGCGACCAGAGCCTACTTTGCGACCTTGCAGTATCGTAGGGATTAATTCCTCTCGGCATTTTTATCCTAGTAATTGCCCGTTTACGCTACTTCTTCGTTAAAATCTGTCACGTAAATTTCATTGCCGCTGGCTGCTAGCGTAACTCCTGAGTTATTGATTATTGAAAACCGCAAAGAAAATGGGTAAAGGCGGATCATCATTGTATTTACAATTTTTGCTGATGCACCAGAAGTTAATGCCATTGTATACAGGTCGCCGTTGACCGCATCGCCCAAATCAGTTCCATCTGTCGCCGTTACCCGAAGCGTTACCGAACCGCCAGTTGACGGGGTGATGCTTCCCAATTTTATCGTTACAAAGCCGTATAAGTTTTTGTTGGTGCTATTGTCGTAGGTAACTCGCGTAGATTCACTACCATTTGCTAATGTATTTAATGTGGTACCCGCTAAGTTACTTGAACGAGTGCTCGGAGTACTCCATTTTGCTATAGCCATTATTTACCTCCTCGTTCTAACCCAACTGTCCGCGCAGTGACTTCGATATTGTTCGCTTCGGCCCAAGAGGGGTACCTTTTTTCCTCCGCAAGAGCTTTTATCAAATTTGCTTGCACGCTCGTCAGAATTTCAGCTTCAACCAACCCGTCTAACTGCGCTCTTAAAACCGGAGATGCCGCATCAAGCGCAGCATCTTGTAGCAATTTTAACGACCATTTAAAGACGGGGTCATCCACCGCTAATAGTTCAAGCGTGCTTAAAAACGCCACGCCCTCAGTTACGCCAAAAAGCTCAAGTATTGTCCCGACTCCAAACGGCCTAGATTTCAATGAAACTATCTCGGGCAAACTGGGGTCGGGCGAATTAAGGATATTCGCTGCTTCCCAATCGGGCTTATCAACAACGTCAGGTTGCAGGAGTCGCGCAGCAAAGGGACTATTCATTATGCATTCCCATCGGTGAGAGTGAACGAAGTTATCGTAAAGCTTTGCCCCGCGCTAAAGCTGGTTGAATTCACTTCCATATCGCCGCCGCCTCCAGTTGCAGTCACGGTGCCCTGAAGGTGGCAAGTAGTTCCAGCAGAGTCATACAACCTAAAATGAGCGGCTGTCCCCGTAGCATCCGCGCTAGTATCTTCCCACGTCCCAGACTTTGCTTTTGAACCGCTAGAAGCTGCTGCCATATAATCAGTAGGGCAGTTAATCGTGGCAAGCACGGTTCCTGAGTCTGCGGCTGCGCAGTTGGCTGGGGCTGTCCCAGACCGGATGCGAAGAATTGCGCTCGTACCTATTGTGGTTTCGATTGAGTCTAATCGAGCGTTTCGTGCTGAAACGGATAGCTGTATTGCCATGTTTTAATCCATAACTATAGTTTTTATTCCCGCAGAGTTTTTAGTGAATTGCCCTCGTCGTCGCGATAATTCTCTTATTGGTACCTGCTCAAACCCTGGCCCCGAATCACTCATTTCCAACTCTACAATCTCAACACTCTTACTTCCATCAATGTTCGGGACTATATTTGCAATTTTTTTCGTCTGCGGTTTTGGTTTGTTCTCAAGTTCTTTCAACAATCGAACCGTTTCTCTTCGGTCTTCGGCTTCTTGCTTTGCTTTTTCTCTAAGCTGATCGCTCAATATCTTTTCATTGGCCAACCGCTCTTCCAGCATTAGCTTTTCTTTTTGCAGCTGCATTTCGCTCTGATGCATTTGCTTCTTAAGCTCAAGCTCAATCAGTTTTGTTTGATCAATCTGCGGAGGTTCGGGAGCTGCTTTTGCTCTATCCGCCTCCATGCCTTGCTGTGCTTGCTGCTGTTGGAGTTGCCGCTGTTCTTCTTCGATGGCTTTAGCTTCTTGTTTTGCTTTTTCCATTTCGCTTTCAACTTCCACGAGAGCCTTTTCGAGCTTGCCCTTAATCTCTCTGCCTGCTTCGAACTGGCTTGTCGTGTACAGCGTTATCTCGTTAATTACTGGCATCAACTGAGGTATCGCCTGAGCATGTGGAAGCAATACGTTGAACAAATTGCCTAGTGCATTTGTTAGGTCAATTGCAGATTGTTTTGCGGCTTCTTGGTCAGCAAACGTAGTCGAATCTGTCTCAATATCAATGCGATAATCGCTTTGCGTATCATTACGGAGTAGGTCAATTACGCCGCCTAAATACTCTTCTATTTCAGGGTCGTTGCTGACACCTGCCATTTTAATCATGGTTTGCGATTGGAAGTGATTCTTGATGACTTGCGCCATTAGCGCGACAACATCGCGGCAGAACTTAGCAACTTTCCGCTGTCTGTCGCTGATTCGACTCATCGCGTACTGAGTCTTAATTTGTTGCGCCCCTAACGTTTCGGAAGCGCGAGAAGTACCGCGTACAATGTCAGAGATGCCCGTAATATCGTAAATCTGTTGCTTTTCTTGCTCCATCGCTTCATGCAGCACGCGCAAAATCGCCGCATGGTCAGCCATCGAGAGTACTTCTAGTGCGGTTTTTACGCCGCCCTGTTGTAGGTACATCTGGAAGTTAGAAAGCTGAATATGAGTGCCGTTTGGCTTTCTTAAGATGTTATCTAATTCTGGGTTTTCACTGCTGGATATTGAAAGAACCTTAATGTATCTCGCGATATCTTGGGCTTTTTGGCAAAGCTGGTTGAGCGTCTCTTGCTGGTCTTGGTAAAAACAGATATCGGGTCTTGGGATAAGTCCGGTCGTTAGCGTAGCAAATAAAGGCTCAGGGCAGGGGAAAAATTCATCAAAGGTAAGGTAAGGTTCGTCTTCTTTGAGGACTTCATTATGCCCCTCAGCTAGCCAATAGACCTTATTAGAGTCCTTACACCAAACCTCATAAACGCAGATACGGCCCTTGTTTATTTCCTTCTCCGCGTCTTCTTGCGCCGCTTCCTGCGAGTTGCGATAAGTAATGTAAGCATCTTCGCCGAATTTCTCCTTAAACTCTTTCTTAGTTATATGGGTTTTTCGGGCTACTTTTCGGACTTCGGCCCAAGTTCTTGCTGGTTCAAACAGCAGATCCGTCCAATGGATGTAATCGACAACGCATCGCTCATCGACAAGCGTTTCAACAGGTTCGCCGTCAATGTAGTAGCCTTCATCGTCTTGCTTTACGAGGCTAGGGTCCACAGGTTGCCCCATCTCATCGACGTACTGTTCTTGGCCTTCGGGCGCTTCTGGATAACCTTCAGGAGCTTCACCCATTTCAGGAGCTTCTGGCCCTTCTTGTTCGCCCTCCATGTCCTCGCCCATACCCATCGGAGGCATTCCAGGCATTTGGCCCATCATAGGGGCAGGGGACTCGGGTAACTCTTGGACTCGAATCTTAGGAACCTCTACGCCTATTTTTGGCTCGTAACGTACCCATAGGGCACCTTGGCCAACAACGAGGTAATCATCAACGGCGCGTGATACGGCGGCATCGAACCCCGACACTTCCACTTGGAAACGGGTACATCGCTCTAAAATCTGGCTTCCCAAACGGGCTGTGGTGTCCTTTGACGGGTATCGCCTAAATATCTCCGGCTTAGGAGGTTGGGCGTAAAGGGCAGGTTTTAGGGTATTAACAATCGACCAAAACACGTTCAATTGTGCAGGTCTTTCAACGTAGGGGCTATAATCTTCTCCGGCATAAAGCTGCTCACTGCGCCTTGCCATCTCGTAGTAACGCTCACGCGCCTTTTTCCACCGTCTAATCTCGGTGTGCACGGGATGCTCTTTGTCTTTATCGTCGCTTTCGTACTCAGCCATCCCGCTTTAACCCCTACATAGAGAATCTCTCACTAAACCACATGCGATAAGGGTATCTGATATTGCCTTAAAATGAAAAGAGCCTAAATCCGCCACCGATTGCTCACATCGTCCACCGCTTCTACCAAATCCGAATAGGTTACTGCGTTCGGGTCTCGGCGTTTCTTCTTGTCAAACCGTGGAATTATCGGCCATTGCATTGAAATATAGCGGAGGACGTCTGCTAAATGGTCTGCTCCTTGCGTATCCACGTCCTCTGGCCTTCTGTCATCGTGTTGAAGCATCGGGAAGGTTCGAAGCAAGTGCTTACAGCTGCGAGTAAACAGCAAACTCTTTTCTCTTAGCCTCATCCGTATCTGGTTCCAGCCTGGAATACGAGATTTATCGCTCCTTGAGAAGTACACACCAGCAATTGCCAACGCATCGGCGATACTTTGGCCGCCATGGTTCTCAAATATCTGATTATCAGCAGGCCCTGGCTCAATTCTTCTCTTAATGGTTGACTCTCGCTCTGTTATGCCGTCTCGAATGTCAACCAAGGACATTTTTAACCCCTCATCCTTGTCATTCCCGCCGTACCATTCTCGTAAAATGACAATTGAGCCCTTTTTGATGCCCCTCCAATCCTCTCCGGCATACGTGTACCAAAGCACAGCAAACGGGTGATAGGTCCCGTGGTCGTATGCCCTGTAAATCTTCCAATGATTCGGGATGTCATCGGGGTCAATCGCATCAATAACGTGTTCTTGGCTAAACTCAGGGAAGTAGGCTCCGGCCACAACGTCCCAATCCCCGTGCAACCACGCCCGAACCATCTCAGGGCTCCCAATCTCATGAAGCCTTTGAACATAGGTCGGGTCGGCCTTCATCAGAATCTGGTTGTCCGTGACTCTAGAAGGAATGAACATCCTATGAAGCCCGGTGTCTTGCTCAAGTAGCTTATAACCCATCGGGTTCTCGGCAATCCCATAACGCGCCTTTACCCATCCGTGGCCAACACCTCCCGGGTTCGCAGTACACCGTATCCGCTTATGCGGCACATCGTGAGGGCTTCTCAAACAAGCAATCATCTGGGTGAACCCCTCATCAGTGGCAAAGTTCCCCAATTCGTCCCATCCAATCCAAGTAGCCTGAAAACCTTGATAATTGGCGGCATCTCTTGGGTGCCCCATAAACCTCAAGTACAATTTAGCCCCATTCGGCCACTTCCAAACCTTCTCATTCGCATTATAAGAAGCACCGGTTTGGGGGTAAAACTCGAAACTCTGTCGAATCACCTCCTCTAGTTCTGGGTAAGTCCTACGGAAGAGCATCCCAATCCAGTGCTGCTTATAAACCGAAACGTCACTTACAAAATCCCCTAGAAGAGCCGCAGTGTTGTGCGTTGGTATGAAACTCTTTGTCACCAAAAACGTATGACTTGGAGAATCTACCGTTAAACATTGCGTCCAAACCGAATCTATCGGCTCAATATTTGTGATGTAATGCCATTTTTGTGTCTCCCTCAAAACCCTAGGCAATCTTTGACTTTTTCTAAATAGCCTAAAAACAGGTAGGGCAGTAGTCGCTTTTACAATCCAAGCTAGTTTCCCCTCTACAGGTCCATTCTTCCCATTCGTACAAATTGGTTTTTTTGACGTGATAAATGGCTTTACCCCTAAGCTGGCAAGTAACTCAAAAACTCCTCTCGATAACCCTTCATTCGTATTGCAAAACTCTATTTGACCATCTGACATGCAGCTGCCGTCAGTATCAAATAGCCCCTGCAATAACTGTAACCGTTGTTGTCGCGATGAATGAAGATATTCTTCAGGGATATGCTTATTCCCCGCGACGCCTAATTGTTTTAACTCGGTAATAAAAGGGATGTCCCTCCATATTTTGTATTGAATATCATTATCGTATCGCCGTGACTTATACCCGAAATAATGCAATTCCCGTGTTATATCTCGTGCATCTTGATTACCAATTGTAATGGCTCCATTATCTGAACTACCATCGCCTAACCAAACCCCTAACACGTAGGGAGGAATTGGCAAATCTCTCTCCGGCTGGTCAACGGTTCCAGCTAACTTAATTGCATGATTTACTTCTCGCCCGTTTTGAACTTTTAACGTCTCAAAAAGCTCCTGGGTGTCCCGCATTGTTCCAGTACTTGGCTCTTTGTACTGGTATTCTCGCGCCTTATTTAGCTCGGTAACCTTTTTTTGGCTCCCCGCATTCTTAGGGTCACTTTTAGCCCGGGAAGGACGGTTTTCTCTTCGCTTTGCACGGTATTTGTCAGTGCATTTATAATTAGAAACTCGCTCAGCTTTTGAATAAGTAATCCAGCGATGCACATCGTCAGCGACAATTTGCTGGCCATTGTCAAACGTCAATAGATAGCACTGCCTTAAAGTCGGCTCGCTCTTAAAAGTAACGGTCGTTGGCTTGCCATCAGCATCAAAAATCACATCTCCAACTTTAAGATCGCCGACAGTAGACCACCCATAAGTAGTTAAAACCTCTGTAGAAAGTTTCAGGCCTTTTCCGCCTCCGCGCGCTCCTCCAAACAGTATCTCAGGCACGCTCCTGTATTTGAGCAAGTCTTCTTGAGGCCCCTTTTGAGGAAACCATACTAATTTTGAGGCCCGTTTTAATATCTCGCTGCTTCCGTCCATAGAGCCCCGTAAATGGCCTGTAGTGCAATGGTGATAACGACAGGATAGCACAGGTATCGGGGGATTCGGATAGGGGCTAAAAGGAGGTGGAGGGGCTTTGAACAAGGGAGGTGGATGAGACTCTTTAGGGGCTTGATGGGGGGCGGGGTCCCCGGGGGGGGGGGTCAGTTGTTAAGGGATGGTTGATAGGTGGAAGGGGAACGACCTTGGAAAATTCGGTTGGAAACGGGGGGTGGCTTTAGAAGGAGCGGTCCTGGGTATTTTCGGGTAGGGGGCGGGGGTGGCTTACGACGCCCGTCTCCCCAGCGGGCTGGAACCCCCTGCCGTTTTGCATCCGGAGGTGGAGGGTGGGGGGGTCGAATCGGCGCGGAGAAAGGCAAGTAGGCGAAAAAGCACACAAAAAACACCTAGTGCATCGCGGAATCGGGATTGGATTGGAAACTATTGTGGCTCGGAATCGACTCGAATATCTGCGATTGCCTGAAAGAGATCGTCACTCGTGCGTAACTTTCTAGTGTCCGATAATTGAACGTTATCGGACATCAGAGCCGGAGAAGACGATTCAATCCTTCGGCGCTCGGACTCAGCGCGTATCTCATCGAGCGTGATTGCCTCTGGTGCCACAGCGCACAGCTGTATATCTACGTGTCGAACGGTCTCTCGGTCGCCGTACACCCACGACAGAACCTCCTTTGCAGCGGCTACTTTATCGCGCGCAGTGCCGTCTTTGAGCACATCGCGTAGGGCATCAATCGCCTCTGGGACTAAGTGCTCGAGTCTAAGTCTTATCGTCATCGTAACCTCTCTGGTTTTCGCAGCCTTACCACCCCACCAACCTCATTACGTAATACTACACTTCACTACGTAGTGCCTAACCTCAACTATCACCTACACTATAACCACTCTATCTACACACCGATCAACCTACTCACTTACCTCTATCTAACCACTCTACTTACTCACCTACGAGCTCGTATCGTATCGTCGTCCACGTTCCGTCGACTCCTCACTATACTCGCTCTAGTTACTCTCGTTTGATATAACCGTTGAACTCGTGATTGCCCTCCCCTTCCCCTCCCAAGAGTGCCTGATGTCAACATCTGAAACAACATTTTTTTTCAGTTTTAATCTTGAGTCCTTTATTCAAGATTAAACTTTCGGTAGTGGTTTCGGTCGTTTAGGCTCTTTTAACTTTCCTCATTTATTTTTGTAATTGTCCTTGACTACGTCGAGGAGATGCATATATCATAAGCTTATCAACTGACAGGTTGATGCGATAACAACCAAACAAGAGGCACACAAAATGGACATATACAACTTAGATAACGGTAAAACCTATACTCTCCGCATGATCGACCGTAAGACAGGCAACGATTGGGCGGTTAATTGGGTAGGCGATTTAGCGCATACGGGGATACATTACAATGAGGATGCAAGCCGCTATGAGGCGGAGGCGGTCGAAATTGACTGGTGGATTCATCAAATGGGCGCACACCAAGCAGCGTATGATTGTATTAACGAGTGCAGGCAAGCTTACGGGCCGGATGCTGTCGACGATGTTTTAAGCAAGCTTGAACACTGTGACTTCGAGCAGCAACCGGACCAAGTGATCAAAGCGTTAACCGACCGGTTCGGAATAGTCCGACCGATTAAGCTGTTTTAATTCAACCAACGGGGAAGCAATCTTCCCCCCCCAAAAAAGGAAAGTTTATGTTTTACAAAGTGTATCTAAAAAACGGGACAACGGGCGCGATCGAAAGCGACCAGTGTGAAGGGGCATTGGTTGGTACAGAAGTAACGGTTCGTTCTCGTGATGAGAATGGGAATCCGATCCAGCTTCGAGGGATAGTGGAGGAAGTGCTAGAGGAGTATGAGTTTGATTATAGCTTTGATTAATCCCCCCACAAAAATGGAGAGACACAATGCCAACAAAGGAACCCTATGACGTAGTGATGCGTCCCGCGATTCGAGAGGCTGTCCGCAGAGGCTCGGAAAAATTCCACGTACCGGAGGCCGTCTTCATACTTCATGCTTTGGAATACTACTTAAAGTTTCGGTGCTCTCAGCATCCTTTCAGTGACCGAATCGAGTTTTTTGAGGGCAAGCAGGTCAGCACCGCAAAAAACAGGGCCGAGAAAGCGAGGGCAAAAATCTTAGGGCTACTCACCCCTAACCAGAAAAAAAATAAGAGAGAGGCGGCTCTAGAACGCGCTAAAAAATGGCTTGAACAGAACGAAACCAAGGAGGAACACAATGGGAATCAGGAAAGGAGCAACGCTGCTGAGGATAGCGCAGCGTCCGAAAGACCTAACGGATAGGGTTGAAAAGATGATGGTCGAGCTTGGAATGACTCGGTTTCAGGTCATCGAACAAGCTATCTTCCGTTACATCGAATCGGGTTGTAGGTCCCTGATGTACCGCCTAGAGGAGATCGAGGAACGCAAAAAATTAGCGGAAGCGGTGAGATTGGAGACACTGAGGAGACGGGCGAATCGAGAGGCTAACCCTGGCAGACGTGTCGGCAGACCAAGAAAGCCAAGGCCGTTTAATGGGATAAGCTAAAAAAAGGAGAAATAATGTTAGGAACAATAATTTATCTAGTTGTGGGCGTGATCATCGTAATCAGCTTGGCGTTTCTAGGCTTGTTTGGCTGGTTCTTTGTCAACGTCACGCGCGGAATCCAACGAGATCAGGCAGCTGGTAAACCTTTTAAAAATTTAAGGTTCAACGGCAAATGAAGCTATAAAAAAACCTCTTTCCGGTACGCCGTCGGTGGTGTACCGTCATTACATGCCCGCTAGTTAACGGGGCTCAGGCCGTAAAGGCCCGATGCTTAAGAGATTTCCGGCTCTCAAGCATCAGTAAGCAGTCCCTAAAGCAACTAGAGGTGCTATGTCCACAAAAATACCCCTTTCCTGCCCTCCCGACAAGGGTAAAATGCGCAGCATTATGCGCATCATCATCGAAGAACCTATCCTTTCCCTTCCGATTCCCTTTCATGAAAAGGGTATCCTATCACTTGCTAAGTCTTTTACCGACAATGGTAGCCGCCTCTACCTGTCGGATGACGATCTCAGCTTCCCCTTATTCGTGTCGCGGATCACGGTCAACCGTTCTGTCCAAAAATTAGTGCGCCTTGGCTTTCTCGAAAAGCGGGTTGAGTCTCGGGAAGGCGGTAAAAGTTATCGGTCTCTAAAGTATCTCGGGGTTGAGCATAGTATCAAATTGTTACAATGCTCGACTGACTCCGAAGAGAGCATAGTATCAAATTTATACAATCAGAGTATCAAATCGATACAATGCTCACCTAGCATAGTATCAAATTGTTACAGTCAGAGTATCAATTTGATACACATAACTAAAAGGAACTTAAAAGATCATAACTTAAAGGTAACTGAAAGCATCGTCGCTGACGCTCCTCTCCCTACCGAACCTCTTTTAAAGAATCCTTTAATAGACCTCGACTCTGTTAAAGAGCCTCTTGAGATCCAAGAAGCCGCCCCAAGTCCGGCGGCCCCCC